GGATCAATCTTTGATGCTATGGCATTACAACAACTAGAGGATAAAATTGAGGTTATACAAAGAAACAGAGAGATAGATGAAATTACTGATGATGCAGTACAAAGTTATTTAAAAAGCATAGACAACGCAAAAAATATCGAGATGCAATTTAAAGCTGATATGTCTAATGTCACTGCTGGCCTTGATAGAGATGGAAACTTTATGGACTCTTTTAACAATCCATTCTTGCAACAGATGATGGATAACGGTCAACGGCCCACATCTCTTGATGTTCAACAAGCATATGATGTATTAAAAGATTCTGACGAATACAAAATGTTAACTAATACTTTGTTTAGTCAAGATCCAGAAATTGTTAAAAACAGAAAAAAAGTACAATCAAAATTATTTGCAAATCAATTAAAAACTTTGCCAGCAGACATAGCTGATGTTTTAGTAAACACTTATCAATTTATATCACCGTTTGCACATACAGGTGCAGCCTTTGCAGATCTTGAAGAAACTAGAATGGGTTTCTCTAGTTTAGAAAAATTAGCTGCAGATGCTGGGTATGATAGAGTTCTTGATATGTATCTACCAGGTGGTCCTTTTTACGAAGAGGGTGTAGAAATAGATTTTGCCGAAATACAAGAGATAGTAGATGAAAATAGAATATTTGCAAGAGACCCTAATGCAAAAGAAATTATGGGCGCCGCTGCTACTGCTGGTTTATCAGCAATACCTTTGTTTATCGGTTCTGGATACTTTGGCAGAATGCTACAGACAGCTAATAGAAGAGACATTTCTAAACTTGGAAAGTTTTTTAGACTTGTCCCACAAGCAGCTGGCATGCCATCAGTAAAAGAACTTAGAGGATTTTTAGGTGCTTTATGGATGAACGCAAAAGCTGCAGGCACCAACAAAGACGCTTTAAAAAATTTAAGTGGATTAATTAGTGAGCTCAGTGCAAAAAAAGTACAAGAAAAAACTGATGCCTATTACGAGGCTAAAAGAAATGAATTAGAAAATCCACAGTTTCTACAGCAACGTGAAATGTTTAGAGATCAAATATTGAAAGCTTATCGTGGAGACACAGCTGAACAAGTTGTAAATCCAGAAGATTTTGATAAGATGCTTAACGAACAAGATGAAAACGAAAAGATACCTGACTACGTACGTGAAATTGCTTTTGAGGAAGCTATGAATATTCTTAAAGAAGAACAATTCAAACTTTTAGGCAAGGACCCACCTGATCCTAAAACACAACCAGATGAGAGTTTATTTGAAGAGGTAACAGGTGTAGATTTAGTGCCTGGCGAAAACGTTAGAGGCATGGCCATGGGCGGCGATCCAGGTCAGTTTACTGACCCACTACGTATGCCTGATGACGATGCTATAGACGTGAGAGGTATACAAGAAGATGCGCCTTACTTAAGCATTGATGAGCTTGACTTGTTTGAAGAAGCAAACCTCAAGCCAACTCTAGAGAATCAAATGCCTGAAGTACAATTAGCATCAGCTAACATATTTGGTAAGTTACCAGGTTGGGCCGTGTATCTTGATAAGAAAAGCGATCTACTCGGTACAGGTAAACAAACACAAAACCTTATTCGAATAGGTGATCAGGTAGCAGAGGCTACAAAGTCACCAACAGAAAACATTAACAGATTTTATTCTAACCTTGAAGCAAAGCTTCTTGATCCAAGTGTTCCCGATACTTTTACAACGCCAGAAGAACTATTTAACTTCTTTCAGTCAAGAAACATCGGTAAGTTAGAAGTAGAAGACTATCAGCTACCACAGTTGTTTCAATCAATATTTCAGTCAGGTCAACCAGTGACCAAAGCTCAGCTTCTAAGTAGAATAAAAGAAGCACCAATACGAAAATTAAAATCACAAACGTTTGGTTTTAGATCAGAGATAGATAACGGCGATGGTCAGTTTATTGATTACAAATATGGTGATGGTCATTTTGAACCTGGTGCTAATCCAGGCACGTACAGAGAAAGTGTCATTTATTTAAAACCAGATGACATACCTGGAGATCCAGCAGCTTATAGACATAGTGTTCATAACTTTTTCCCTGCTGATGATGCGTACGTTGTCGGTTGGTCACGGCTCACGGACCGCCCTGCAATCATACCTGGTACAAGTAAACAACTGTCAGGCGATACGACAACAAAACTTTTAGAGCTAGAAAAGAAAAGAGATAGACTTACAGCAATTACAAACAAGTCAGCACAAGATATTGTGGATCAATCAGGTGGCCGAGTAAGTATAGAACAAGCACAAAAGAATATTGACAATGCACAAAAGCAACTAACCAAAATACAAAACGATATTGACAATTTTGGATCTGGTGCAAAACAAGCTGCTGTTGGTGATAAAACTGTAAACGTTACATTTGCTGATGAAATACAATCAGATATATTTCAACGTTACCGAAAACATCTAGAGCAAACAAAAGACGAATATCAAAAATTGGTTTCTAAAATTGGTGAAACAAAAGCAAGAGATCCTAGATTTATACGTGATGAGATGTACAGCAGTGATGTCAACGCTTTAACACTTGCGTACTACGCAAAGCACAAAGACATATTGAGACCTGTCTTTAGAACAGAGCAAGACTTTGTTGGCCACATAAAAGCATTACAAGAATCAAATGCTATTATGAAAGAATTTGCACAGATACGTCCTGGCATGTTGACAGAAGGTGCGATGATACCCGTGCGTGAAGCACAGAAACAAAGAGATAATGTTCTTAAATTTTTTGATGAGATACGTGTTGATCCAGATACACTTAAAACATTATTTCCAAACGTGCCTTTTAAAGACAGAAAAGCTTGGGGCGATGTGTTAGTTAAAAACGATCTACATATGGCAGCAAAAAGATTGTTTGTTGATGGCGATCAGAACGCACCAACATGGTATGCTATAACACCAGCAAAACTTGTGGCTAATAGATACAGCCAAGCAGGAACAACAGCAACACCTATTGGTCAAAGAGCTGGAAAGAAAGGTGTAGGGACATATGAGTTTTATGGTGGCCCAGATGCTACTGATGTTAACGGCAAACACTACACCAGTATACTTGAGCAATCGCTGAAAAGAGCAGCAAATATAAACAATGCAGAGTTTAAAATAATCAAGGTAGCTATAGGTAATCCTACAAAAAATAAAAAAGTTATTGAGATTGTGGATATGTCTGGTGGACAACCTACAGTTGTTAAGACAATAAATGTTAAGAAAAATCAAAGTAGAGCAGCCATAGAAGAAGCTACTGACTACATCAATAAACAGCCAAATGCAGAAAACCTTGTTACAAACACAACAAGTTATCCTGAAGGCTTTGAAACTGTGGATGCTTATGCTATAAAACTAACACCTGAAATGGTATTGCCATCCAAGACACACATGGCTATAGGTGGCTATGTTAAATATGATCCAATGCCTAATATTGAGGAAGTTATAGGAGCAGCGTAATGGCAGTTGACAAAAGATTAAATCCAAATACCGAACCGCAAACGGTTAACGATGCGTTGATGATACCAGCAAAGACTGGTGAAACCGTAGAGTTGGAGCCAGGTACAGATAATCCAATGGTTGAGATTACTGATGATGGCGGCGCTATTATTGGAGAACAGGATAGAATTATTGAAGATACGCATGATGCTAACTTAGCTGAACTTATTGATGAAACAGAACTAAACAACATAGCATCAGAGCTACAGGGTTTTTATGAAGACGATCTGTCTTCACGTAGTGATTGGGAGCAAGCATATAAAAAAGGTTTAGACTTACTTGGTTTGAAGTACGATGAAAGATCACAACCGTTTCAAGGTGCAAGCGGAGTAACTCATCCGTTGTTGTCAGAATCGGTAACACAGTTTCAAGCTCAAGCTTACAAAGAATTATTACCTGCTGGTGGTCCAGTTAGAACACAAGTTATTGGTGAGGTAACAAAAGACAAAGAAGATCAAGCACAAAGAGTTCAAGAGTTTATGAACTATCAAATCATGCATGTTATGGAAGAGTTTGATCCAGACCTTGATCAGATGTTATTTTATCTGCCACTATCTGGTTCTACATTCAAAAAAGTTTATTACGATGCAAGTCTTGGTAGAGCTGTATCAAAGTTTGTACCAAGTGATGATCTTGTTG